AAATTCAGCCATGTGGTATCATCGAATAGATATAGCTCCTAAGTGGAACGCGGGATTGTGTTTCGAGAAACGAATTGGCGATCATATATTTTGGCGTGAATGTAGAACATAATATGAATGAAATGAAGGAGATTTTGATGTATGATGCGAAAGTAGTTTCTGTGTATTTGAATGCTTGTGAAGCCTTGGAGAATATAAATTGTGAGGTATTTGTAGATAGTAGTGAGTTTGCTGTGTTTGATAAAGATCAACGAGCAATGGTACTGCATACAGTTTCAGTGGACACATTAAGTGGTTTTGCAATTGGATATGATAAGGTAAAAAACGATGAAGAATAATATAGAAATTAAAATCCTAAATGATAAAGTAAAAGACAATCTACCAGAATATTCAAAGACAGATGATGCTGGGATGGATTTACGTGCTTGTCTTGGCTTAGAGAATATTATGATCCCACCAGGAGCAACAGAATTGATCCCTACTGGAATTGCTATGAATATTAACGATCCTAATATAGCCGCTATTATTATTCCGCGCTCAGGTAGCGGTCACAAACGAGGTCTAGTACTTGGCAATATGGTGGGTTTGATCGATGCTGGGTATCAGGGAGAAATATTCATTTCTGCGTGGAATCGTAATTATGGAGAGTCGATTAAAATTAAAGACTTAGAGCGTGTTGCACAGCTTGTGTTTGTGCCAATTAAGCGAGTACAGTGGGATGTGGTTGACGAATTCAGCGTAAGGACTAATCGCGGATCGGGTGGTTTTGGAAGCACCGGGAGTAAATAATGTCTAAAATTTTAATTACAGGGTGTCCCCGCAATGGCACAAGGTATATGTCTAATATCTTTAATCGTGTAGGTAAAAAGATAGGGCATGAGTATGTGTCGGAAGATGGGTGTTCATCAGGATTTTATGTAGGAGATTTTGAGGATTATCCTGTAAGCCACAAGATACCTGTATCGCAAATTAAGTGGAATTACATTATTCATGTGTATCGCCATCCTTGCAGAGCCGTACCATCCCTCGCTAGACTGTTGCAAGATGTTGCAGCAGTAAGGCGTTGGTATGCAGAGTTTGGTTTGATTACAGATGATTTAACTGAATCCGCTATGTGTGTATGGAATTGGTCCCATAGACAGGTGATGAAAAATTTAAATCCTGATATTACGGTAAATCTTGATTGGTTGCCTGAATATTGGCCTGAAATTTCCAAATCAGTTGGAGTTACTTCTGAGTTTCCATATAGAGTGCGAGTTGATAATAGTTATCCCTATATCAAAGAATTAAATTGGGATGATTTAGAGAGTTGTAATTACGAAAAAAGTATACAGATCAAAGACTTGTGGTTTAAATTATTGAGTAGGTGAGTGTTATGAAGACACGAGAAGCCGTGGCGTTAGTAGAAGAAGCAATTAAACATGGATATATTGATTATTATAAAGTATAGGATGGATATGATTATGAAGAATGTGATCTAGTTTATGAAGATTATAGGATTTGCCTTGCTGAGTTTCCAAAAATATCAGCGTATGATACATTCAGAAGATTAGGTGATATTATATTTGAAAATAAAGATTTATATGATAAATTAGAAAAGATGTTTAATCTATGGCTTAAAATTTAACATCTGGTGGGTATTATGAAACAACCTGAATTGAAATATGAAATTGATTATCCAGTGGTTGGCGAGGATATTGTTTATACTGTGTATATAAGTAATTTCTTCTCACCCGTTGAAATCGGTACAGAATCCACGTACAATCAGGCTTTACGTAAAGCAGCGCGGAACTTACGTTATTTGGCGCGTGAAATTGAAGAAGAATTGGAAAATAAATAATGGTATTCTAATATGACAAAACGTAAAAATAAAAAATCAATTCTGAATAAAAAAGAAGTAGTCCTTAGTACTTTACGAGAGTCTGGGCCACTCACTTTTGAGGCATTGCAGAATGAAACTGATATGCCAGAAAAGGAGCTATTGAGTGAAGTATTTAAGTATGTTATGAAAGGCTGGATCGTCATTAAAGGCGATACACTTCCAGTTAAACCAGAATCCATTTTAGATTTGAATTACGCGAGGTAATTGAAATGAGCGATGTTAGAGTGAATGTTTCAGTCGATTTAGATGATTTATTTTATGATATTCCTGTTAATGACTATGAAGCGGGACTTGATTTGATTAAAGCTATTGATATACGTTTTGCTGATTATAATTTTACTAAAAAATGTCAAGAATATTTTAACGCCGAAATTGAACGAGAAGATCAATTTATCAGCGATGATGAGATTTGATGAGATTTGGGGGGTCAAAAGTATGACTGAAACGTATAAAGATTATGATGATGAAATGATGGAGAGGGCAGAGTTCTTAGCGGATGAGCATTGGGGATATGTAGAACAAATTCTTTATAATCATGGAGTTGATGAAAAAGAAGTAGAGCGTATTGGGTTTCATTTTAAGTCTGCTATGATTCATGGATATAAGCATGGAAGGCTTGAGGAGCAGGAAAATAATGATAAGGTTTATTATGAAAGGGATAGACCCCCGTGGAATATTCCGGCAGTGTATGGTCCTGCAAAGACAAATGATAAGTTTGATCCTATTTTTGGCGTTCCAATGTACGGCTATAATGAAAAAGAAGAAGGTTGCTAATTATGACGAGTGAGATTGATTCTGAACTACTATCGCAACTTTTTTTAGCAGATGAAGATGTATTGCCACAAATCAAAGCAGTAGTAGATGATTTGTGTAAGGATATTAGTAATAATAGTCATAATCTGACACCAGAAGAACTACCATTCTATTCCGCTATTGTGGAAGTTTTGCGTGATAATCACAAAAAGATGATTCCGCATAATGAAGGAAAGAGCAGAGTACCACGATTAAAAGGTTTTGATGCTGGTGCGTTCCGCACTGCATTTCATAAAGTAGAAGACTTGATCAATTGTGAAGTGGGCGATGTGAGTAAACGAGAGCGGTTTAGGTTTTACAGACTGATTGCTAAATGTACTTACGAGTATCTTAAAGGAAATGTAAAGCAAATTAAAACCATTCAAGACTTGAATGAAGTTAAGGATGTGATTTATAATCATGTTAATGACAAAGATATGAAGAATTTTAGCGTAAAAGCTCTTGAGAAGGCGCAGGCTGGTTTGAATGGACGCAGGCCATCTATCGGTATTACTGGAATGCTGGAAGGGTTGCAATACGCTGAGGATGCGCTTGAGGCGTCATTTCCCGGATATTTGAAGAGTGGGTTTCTACACATTATTGTGAAGCCGGAGGATGTAGAGTGGCCTTAAAAGAAATGTCAGAAGATGAAGCCAATGAATTAGTTGAAGAAGCGATGAAACGTGGTTATATTGATTATTATAGACACAAAAACACTGATAGCTATTATTACAATTTTTGTGAATTTGTTTATGATAAATATCAGATAGGATCTTGTTATATTTTTGATACGGAATTAGGTAGATTTGTCTCAGCGGACTCCACTGCGTATAGCAGTAATTTAGAAAAAATGTTCGATCTATGGTTTAAAATTTAATTTAGGAGAAATTCTTGTCAGAACAACTAACGAAAGCAACTCAAGAAAATATCCTCGTACTACTCACCTATAGCGATAATCATTGCAAGTTTTTGCGTAACGCCATAGATATTACTTACTATGAATCACTGTACCGTGATATTGCAAAAAAGTGTTATAGTTTTATTGATCTTTATGGAGAACCACCTAAAGATCATATCTTTGATGAATTTGAAGAAGAACTAACACAAGATTCCAAGAAAGCAGAAGTATTAAAAGATACCCTTATATTCATCCATGATAGTCAGGATGATATAAATGTACAGTATGTACTAAATTCAGTACGAGACTTTGTTAGAAAACAACAGCTTAAATCAACAGTATTAAAAGCCGCTGAAACAATTCAGCGTGAAGATGAGTCTTCTATTGAAGAAACTGAGAATATTCTTTATTCGGGAATCAAGAATAGGAATGAGTTATTTGATCCTGGTACAATCCTAACTGATTTTGATAAGTCTTTATCGTTCTTGGATGAAGATGATTCGGATGTATTTCCAACAGGGATAAAGGAATTTGATTATAGAGGTTTAGGTCCTGTGAGAGGCGGGCTACATTTGTTTATCGGAGCTAAAAAGGCAGGTAAATCTATGTGGCTTCTTTCTTTGGCTAAACATGCAATGCTACAAGGTAAAAGTGTTTTGTATGTCTCATTAGAGATGAGCGAAAAGCTGGTATCGAAAAGAGCATTCCAAACTATGTTTGGTGTTACAAAACGTAAATCTGCGATAGAATCGCCTTATTTTATCACGGATTCACTTGGACGTTTCACAGATATAAATTTTAAACAAATAAATCCAAAACTGTCATTGGATGATCCAGACGTTTATTCTGAATTGCGTAAAAAAGTAGAGATTTTTGGCGCAAGGTCGAAGAATTTAATCATTAAGCGGTTTCCTACCGGAAGTCTTACTGTAAATGGTTTAAAATCTTTTCTACTGTCGTTAGAGAATACAAATAAATTTTTACCAGATTTAGTATTATTAGATTATCCTGATTTGATGAATTATGATGCCAGAAATAAAAGAAATTCTTTAGGTAAAATTTATGAAGATTTACGTGGCATGGCGATAGAACATAATTTTGCTTTGGCTACAGTTACACAGTCTAATAGAACAGGACAGCATGAGAAAATTATTACTGACGAGCATGTGAGTGAAGATCATTCTAAAATTGCTACAGCAGATGCGGTGTTAACGCGATCTGCTACAGATGAAGAACATGCTTTAGGTTTAGCTAGAATGTATGTATCACAAGCTCGTGATGATGAATCTAAAATTACAGCATTGATTGCTCAGAATTATGCCATGGCGACTTTTTGCACAGGAAGTGTTATGATGAATGATAGTTATTGGGATATTTTTAAAGAATGACAATAAGTAAAAAAGCAGTCAATCAATACTTAGCGCAGGTAAATCGTTTCGATGATTGGTCAGAAATAAAGGATTTATCTCGCGCTGAATTAGAGGAAGCGGTTGATGATTTAGATCCAAAGCCGCATTTTGAGAAACGGCTGAGGGATCATCAACTTGCTTCTTTTTTGATTGGTGTTACATTTCCTGAGTTTTTGTATTTTTTGGAGCCAGGACTCGGCAAAACTGCGTTAGTTCTCAACATCTTAAAATACCGGATGGAAAAGGATGAAATTAAAAAAGCATTAGTATTAGTTCCTACACCCACCATCTTTGGTACTTGGGAGAAACAATGCGATTTGTTTAGCCCTAATCTTGATCTATTAGCATTTAGGGGAACTACAGAGCAGCGTTTAGGGATGTTTTCCAATGAATCGGATATTTCTGTACTTAATTATCAAGGGTTACTATATGCTGCAACGTCTAAACAAAAAGGCAAGAAAAAATCTAAACAAGTATTAGACAAAGATAAAATTAAATATATTTCAAGTTTTTATGATGCAATTGTATTTGATGAGTCTCATTTTCTTAAAAACCATCAATCAACTATTTATCAAGTATGTAATGCTTTAGTTACAGATATACCTTATCGTTATGGGTTAACAGGAACACCATTCAGTGATCCACATGATGTTTGGACGCAGTTTCATCTAATCGATCGAGGTGAAACATTCGGTAGAACTTTAGGTATTTTTCGCCAAGCATTATTTAATGAAAAGAAAAATTATTGGTCAGGTTTTCCTGAGTATAAGTTTAACAAGAAGATGACTGATCATTTCAATAAGAGATTGAAATATAAGTCTATTTATTATGAAGATTCAGAATGTCTGGATTTACCTAAGATTGTGCATGATGTGGTAGAGCTTGATTTAGCAGGTGGTGCTAAGAAGTATTATGAGAAATTCGTTAAGGAGTTTAAGGAGCAAGTAAAAGGTAAAGTGCAGGAAAAGCAGAATACGTTCTTGAAGATGAGGACTACCGCATCTGGTTTTGTTGGACTGACTACAGAAGATACAGGTAAGATTGAGATAAAATTACCAGATAATCCTAAATTGGATTGGTTGATTAACTATATAAAAAGTTTGCCTGAAAATACGAAAATTGTTGTATTTCATGAGTTTATAGCGACGAGTGATTTGATTCAGGATGAATTGAAAAAACATAAGATTAAGCATTCTGTATTGAATGGCAGGACGAAGGATCCTGATAAAGCGATGAATAGTTTTATTGAGGATAAGGATACGCAAGTATTTGTCGCTAATTCGGCGTCCGGCGGGACTGGATTGGATGGTTTACAAAGTGTGGCGAATAGGTTAGTTTTTTTCGAGTCACCTACATCTCCTATTACCCGTAAGCAGACGATTAAGCGGGTACATAGAGATGGCTCGAACGCTAATCGAGTGTATATTACGGATTTAGTAGTAAGAGGAACGGTAGAGGGTAATATATTAGAATCTCTTTCAGAAGGTAATGATCTGTTTCAAGATTTGATGGTTGGGAGGAAAAAGTTATGAGTATGATTAAAATGACAAAAGAAGAAGCCAAGAAATTAGTGGAAGAAGCGATGAAGCATGGATATATAGATTACCTTAATGATGTATATTTGGATGATTATGATTATGATGGGTGTGAATTAAATTACGGTGCGTATCAGATAGGTTGTTATTATATATTTGATACAGTTACATTTGGCCGATACTTGGGTATACCGGAAGAATATCAAGATAAGTTAAAGAAAATGCTCGATCTATGGATGAAGTTATGAGTGTAGATATTGAACGTCTATTTGACGATTACGATATTCCCTACATTACAGAAGGGAATAATGTTAAGAGTGGGAACATTAATGTCGCTTGCCCTTATTGTGGTGATGACCCATCAGAGCATTTAGGTATTAGTTTAGAGTATCCATACCCATTCGCTTGTTGGCGTAACTCAAATCATAAAGGCACATTACCGCACTTACTCACAAAACTTTTACGAATTTCTTATCAACAAGCGAAAGAATTAGTTGGTGAGCGTAACAGTCCTGTACTTGATTCGTTTTCTGATCAAATATCCGATTTGTTCAGTAAAAATGAACAGGAGAAAAAAATGAATGTAGAGATGCCGGAAGAATTTCGCTCATTAAATGACGGTAGACACTCGTCAAAACGCTTTATTAGATATCTTGAGTCTCGCGGTTTTATTGAAATTGACCACATGGTAGATTTTTATAATCTGCGATACGTTATTTCAGGTAATTATAATGATCGTATAATTATTCCCGTTTATGATGACAAAGGTAATCTAGTGTCATGGACAGGACGTAGTATCCACGCAAATGCCGAACCTAAATATAAATCCGCCAAATATACAGATGAAGAAAAGGAAGCGTATAACATTAAGGATTATATATTCAATCCGCCAGAATTAAATTTGATTGATAGGATTCTTGTAGTGACAGAAGGACCGCTAGACGCGTTGAAAGTAGATTGGTTTAGTGTGTTGAAAAATAATGGAGTCAGAGGTACTTGTATATTTGGCGCAACTTGCACCGATGAGCAATCAGCATGGTTAACTTACTATTCAAAATTATTTGAGCGTATTATTATAATGTTGGATTCAGATTTGACGGGACAAATTAACGGGCGAAATATAATGAGCAGCTTGGTTGCCAAATGTCTTGTATCCTGCTATAGTGGTCTTAGTGAAGGGCAAGACCCAGGCGATTTGTCTTGGAATGAATATAAGACAGTATTTGGGGGTCATTAGATATGAAAAATTTAATTGAAATGACGGATAAAGAGGCAAAACTTATTGTAGAAGAGGCGATTAAGTGCGGGTATATGGATTATTGGAAGGATATTGGACGTGATTATTATTATTATGAAGATTGTCAGCTTTGTTATAAAGATTATAGGATTGATACCTTTATGGGAGAAGGTTTATTAGTTTTTATATCTAATAGCGCAGATAAAGATGATTTAGTACTTATAGAAAATGAAAAGTTATATGATGAACTTAGTGAAATGTTCGACCTATGGATGAGACTATAGAATTGGTTAAAGGGACAATGAAATATGGATATATTGACTATTGGTTTTTAGAAGATGGTTATTCTTCTACAGGATGTCAGTTTTTTATAAAAAATTTAGGATAGATAGGTCTATAACATCGGTGTTTATAGCCAATAGTAGTAATTTTGTTATTAAAGAGATAAAGAGTGATTATTTGAATGACAAGTTGCAAAAAATATTTGATTTATGGATGAAATTATGAGTGATGAGATCAATTCTGTTGAATCAGAAATTTTACAGTATGTAAATTCATGGGTATTTAATGTACCTGATCGTGATAAGGATTTTCGTGCTTATCGTAAATGGCTTGCGGAAGAAGCAGATAAACTAGAAGATGATGAGTGGGAAGTTCTTTCGGAAGAAGCGCAGGAATGGCTTAACTACGCTTGGATTGCGTTGAATAATGAGCATTGGCCTCCCAACTTTAATGATCCATACGAGAAAACAGAATCAATTCAAAATGCAAAAGTATTGAGACCGGAAGTTAAATATAAGAAGAATAGCACGATTGTACGCTTGCGTGAGATTTTCGCTACTTACGGTATGAATATTGATTATGATTCTGCGTCAATATTACTAGCTAAGTATGGATTGGAGATTGGTGAAAGTTCTTTTCATGTACAGAAGAGTTACTTTAAGGGAACAGTAAATGCATTAGAGAAAATGGGATATTTGGAGCCAGGAGTTGTACCGCTTTATCGTGTTCCTGAGAAACAAGATATGAAGAAATTACGTGATGGTGAAGATAATTAATTTTTAGTTAATTAGAAAATATTATTGATGATATATTGAAAAGGGTCATTTTGAAAAAGATTATGATGGTTAAGAGATCGCAGGTATGATACAGGCGTAGTTTCAATAGAATACCGCGATAAACTTAGTAAAATGTTCGATCTATGGATGAAATTATGACAGAAGAACTACATCTTAAATATCGGCCTGAGACATTCGATGAATTTATTGGACTCGATGATGTTATCAATTCAGTTAAACATCTAATTGATAACGACCGATCTCATACATTTCTATTAAGTGGTCCTGCCGGTAATGGTAAAACATCCTTAGCTAGGGCAATTGCTGATTATGTGGATGCTGAATCTAATAATATTATAGAAGTCGATGCCGCAAGTAATGGATCAGTAGAAAATTTACGTGATCTTTTTCGTTCGGCGCAGTACCGTGGTTTCGGTAAAAATAGTATTCGTGTAATCGTTATTGACGAAGTACACTCTATTTCTAAAACTGCATGGCAATCTGTACTAAAGCCATTAGAAGAGCCTTCTAAAGATACATATTATATTCTTTGTACTTCTGAACCGCAGAAAGTACCGAAAGCAGTTAAAACACGCTGTAGTGCCTATTCACTAAAAGAAGTAAGTAACGATGATTTGTATGAACTACTTGATATTGTTCGTGATGCTGAAGGATTTGAATTAGACGATTCAATCATCAGGCTTTGCGTTAAAGAGGCTTATGGTTCGCCGCGTCAAGCGTTAGTAAACCTCGCCACTGTAATTGAAGTAGAAACTAAGGAACACGCGGCTAGATTGTTGGATTCAGTGAATGAGTCCGATGATGCAGTGATTAAACTATGTAGAGAATTGATTAGAGGGAATAGAAATTGGATCACGTATCAGAAATTGATTAAGGCTTTGGAAGATAAGGAACCTGAATCAATCCGCTTGACAATCGTGAATTACATCAGTAAGGTTCTAAGTAAGGAAACGAATATTGATAAAGTAGGATATTTGATTGAGCTTTTGGATGTTTTCTCAGAACCATATCGTAAACAAGATAGAATGGCTCAACTGTATGTGAATATTGGGCAGGTGATTTTTAATGACTAAATTTAAAAGGATATAGTATGGATATCGAAGAATATCAAGACTTATTGAAGATTGATAAACATTCACTTGATATGGAGCTTGTAGAACAAGCCGAGATTTATAATCAAACCGCACAGGAATACGCAAACGCTGTATCAGTACGTGATGCCGCTTACCAAACAATGAAGGAAACATATTCTGAGTGTTATACAATCATTCGTAAAGAAGCGGATGAAGATGGACGTAAGGTGACAGAAGCGATCCTTGATAACGAGATTAAAGTGAATGAGAATTATACAAATACAGTGGATGAGTGGCTTAAAGCAAAGGAAGAAGCTGATAATATGCAAGCATTGAAAGATTCGTTTGAGCAGCGTTCACGAATGCTTACTCGTCTTGTAGATCTTTACATTTCAGGATATTTCATGCATTCTGGTGTAAGTAGTTCAAATAATGATTCAGAGAATTATAAGTATGAAAGCAACAAAGCGAAAATCCGTAATGCTAAGGAGAATAAGTAATGTTGTCTGATAATATGTTTTTTGCAGCGATTCAAGTGCTTGTACTATTTTTTGCAGTCGAGATCGTGTGGTCTGTTAGCGCGACAATGCTATTTAAGGCATACTTTAATGCTAAATTGGATTATATGCGTAATATTGTGCAGACAGATAATTTCATAAATGGGAAGGATTGTACCCAGAGCGGGTATCGCTCTGATGATGGTTTGGATGAGAATGATCCGCCTAATGGAGAATAGTTATGGTAATTGAAGATATGAGTTGCGCTGCGTGGGGTAATAGATTTATCAGAGAGTATAATTATGTTGAATCAGTAGTACGTTATAAAAGTGGTAAAAATAAAGGTGGGATTAAAGATACAGAGCAAAAAAGTGAGTTTTGAACTCGGGGATGAGGAATTTCTAGAGTTATCTTTTGAAAAGGATGTAGATCGTTTAGTATATAAAAAAGTTTGGTTTGGCACTATTGAAGTCAGTTTATACGCTTGTCCAAAATGTGGAATAATTAAGATGGGAGGGGGTAATTGATTATGGTAAGCTACGAACCTATTGAAAGCCATTATTTTGAATGTGCTTGTCATTCAATGGACCACACTTTACGATTTACGTTTGATAAAGAAGATCATTTAATTTATGCAGAAGCGTTTTTGCAGGACAGACATTGGTATGAGCGTATTTGGCTTGGGCTAAAGTATTTTTTTGGTTATAAAACACGGCACGGTCAGTTTGGTGAATGGATTATGAAAGACGTAGATGCTGAGCGTTTGCGTAGTATGTTGGATGAATTTATTGAGGAATATAAAAATGAGTAAAAGAGTTGATTTTGACTAGACATTAGGACATGAAATTTATTTTGTTTGGGGTAATTACGAATGGCGTTATTGTGACATAGATGAGCCTAATATTGTAATGAGGTCATGTAAGTTTTGCAGTGAAATGCCTGATGAAAATAAGCATGATCCATGTATTAAAAATTTACCAGGAGTAATGAATGCTTGTTGTGGTCACGGAGTAGAAGATGGATACATTCAATTTGAGGACGGCAGAGTGATTCATGGTAAATTTAATGTAGAAGTTTGGGAAGAAAATAGCGATCATTATGTATATGAATTAAGTTAGGAGGATTGAGATGCGGGTTCCAGGCGCACATATTGCAGATCAGGTAAAAAATTATGAGGATTTGGCTTGCATTGGGAATATATGGGTATTAGCGCGTCCATTAGCGTTTCAAAATTGTACAGAGCGTTGGAAAAGAGCGTGGGATGTTTTTATCGGTAAAGCAGATGCTTTATATTGGAAAGGGCAGTAATGGAGGGTTGAAATGTGAAAGATATGTGATATAATGAAAGAGTCAATTGACAATTCCGCCGTTATGGCATTTATGTATTTTAGTGACAAAGAGGTATAATTATGAGTAAACAAAAGTTTAAGTATCGTGAAAAATCCGCAGCAGACATTAAGCGTCGGGCTAATCAATCAAGCGGTAATTTTGATCGCTATACTAAGGAAGGTATTCAACTTTTTAAACCGCAAGAAGGTAAGAACCGGATGCGCATTCTACCTGATACTTGGGAAGGTGCTGTAGACTATTCTTATGAAGTTTGGATGCATTATGGTGTAGGCCCGGAGAAGCAATCTTACCTTTGTTTGAATAAAAATGAAAAAGGCGAGGGAAATTGCCCTATTTGTGCGGAAGTAGAAGAACTTAAACGAGATGGTGATGAAAAAGCGGCAGTTGATCTTAAAGCGAAGAAACGCGCCGCTGTTTGGGTAATTGATCGCAGTAAGGAGAGCGAGGGGCCGAAACTGTGGCCCATGCCTTGGACCTTGGATAAGGACATTGCGAGTCGCAGCGTGGATGAGGTTACGAATGAGGCTCTTCCTATTGACCATCCCGAAGCTGGGTTTGATATTAATTTTAATTACGAGAAAAATTCAAATCCAACATACTTTGGTGTAAATATTGCTCGCCGTGAAACTCCGATTTCTGATGATGAAGAAGAAATGGACAAGTGGCTTGATTATATTATGGAAAATCCCGTGCCTTCCGTTTTCAACTTTTATTCCGCAGCACATATCGCTAAGGTGTTTGGCGGTGAAGTAGATCATCCGAACACAAAGGAAAGTACTAAGGATAATGAAAACGAAGTTGAAGATGATAACAATTCCCCACTTACGGAAGATGAAAAAGCCGAAGACCCTCTGAGCGGCGATTTTGGCGAAGAAGAGTCGGAAGAGGAGGAACAGGACGAGAAACCGGATAAGAAGGCTTCAGCAGTCCGTGACCGGCTTAAAGCCAAGCGTAGTAAGGAAGCGTAAGTAAGGTGAGGTGAGGTTAGGGTGGGGTGTGATAGCCCCACCCTATTTTTTATAACTCACTTATAACGGAGTAAACTATGTCCGAAGAAATTGGTAATTATTTTGAAGAAGAGACACCATTTGAATTTTTCTCAAGTGGTTCCACACTATTAGATAAAGCATTAGGCGGTGGATGGGCGACGAAGCGTTGCTTGAATATTACTGGTGACTCATCCACTGGTAAGTCAGCCCTTGCGTTTGAAACTGTTACGAATTTTTTAAATACTTTTGAAGATAGTCGTGCTGTTTATATCGACACAGAGGCGGCGTTTAATCCAGAATTTCAACGTAGTCTTGGTATCCCAGTAGATCGAATTGAGATTGATGCTGAAACTGAAACAGTAGAAGATGTGTTTGAAATGTTGGATAAATTGATTGAGGCCAATAAGGATAAGAATCAAAAGATCCTTTTTGTGGTTGATTCGTTGGATGCACTTTCTGATCGATCAGAGCAAAAACGTAAAATTGATGAGGCAACATATGGTGGGGATAAGGCTAAGACGTTATCAGCTATTTTTAGACGTGTAAATTCAACAA